ATAAAAAAAGAGATAGAAAGGTTTACGGAGAAATGTCTAAAGCTCAATATATCAAAGAAGCTAAAAACCAAACAAAATCTTTTGAGAGCACTGGTAAATTCAATGCTCCTAAAGCTAAGAAAGCAACTTCTGTTTCAGTAGTAACACCTAAGAAGATTACAATTCAAAATCAAAAGCCTACAGCTGATGTTAACATTACAGTTAAGCCTAAAGCTAAAGCTATAGTAGCTCCTAAATCAAAAACTGAAGTTAGAAAAACAGCTAAAATAAATAAAAAATTATCACAAGCGGCAGAGGCAAGAGCTGGAGGTAACGAAAAGAAAGCTTTAAGAAAAGAAAAAGCAGCAATGAGAAAAGCAGCTAGATTAGCTAAAAAAAATAAGTAATTGAAAAAGATACTACAATGGCTATCAGGTGGCGTTATCAAAGAGATTGGTAACGCTATCGATAAGCTTACAACAACCGAAGAGGAAAAGCTTGAAATAAAAAAGCAGGTTCAACAGATACTAGAAGACGCGGACACTAAAGCTCAAGAGCAAGTTAGTGATAGATGGAAGTCTGACATGCAATCTGACAGCTTCTTAAGCAAGAACATAAGACCTATGGTTTTAATATACTTAACTGTTATATTTTCATCACTAGCTTTCTTTGACGGTAATGTAGGGTCATTTAAAATAGCTAAAGAATATATACCAATATTCCAAACACTATTAGTAACCGTTTACGGTGCTTATTTTGTAGGAAGATCTTGGGAAAAAACAAAATCAATAATAAAGTAAATAATAAAAAATGGGACAATTTAACAATCAACCAGACTTTGGAACAAATGCGTTTCCAGTTGTTGCAGGAACTACAAATGTTAGAAACTGCGCATTATATCTAGGTAGCGGAGGAAATATAGAGGTTACCTTAATGGGGTCGCCAAATATTCCAGTGGTATTTAAAAACATTCCGAATGGCAGCTTTTTACCATGCATAGTTAATACTATTGTAACAGGAGCTAATACTACTGTTGCGGATATTGTAGCTATTCAATAATGAATTGGTCTGCAATATTAAACGGGGTTTGGTGGCCAGATAGAGATGACACAGGAATCCCCTGTAATACTACGGCTCAACCTGGAGGATTAGGCATAACAGATAACACTATAGCTTTAGATCCAGCAGGAGGAATAATAACTCTGCAATTTACAGCTTACGGTATACCAGATAAGCTTGAAATAATTCACGGTAATTCCAGCGGAACTAAAGTAGCGACAACGGGTATGGCTGCAAATTCGAACTCTGGGCCTTTTGATAATGTATACGGGACTGAACCTTCTAATGTTGTGCCTACGGAGGGGCAAACTTTTATTACGCAATTCGTTGGAGGCAGCAAAGGGACTATACCAGACAGAGGGATTGAATACGCTCAAGCTACCGGAATTGCAAATCCTTTAGTTTCACCTTACCAACAATTAGTGTGGTGGATTTATACTCCAGCTGATTATCAGACAACCCCATTCGTTACAGTTAGAGCGACTGGACCTGACGGCACTCAATGGCAGTTTGAAAGGATATGCTAAATGAAAAAGTAGTTATTAGCCAAAATACGTGATTAATAATATAAGTAATAACAATTAAATCAAATAAAATGTCAAAAAAGTTAACACAAGAAGAATTAAAAGGATTACAAGAAGCAGTGAACGCAATGAACGGTATTCAATTGCAAATAGGAGGCATAGAAGCTCAGAAGCATGAGCTGCTACATTCTATGGAAGACGCTAAGGTAAAACTTGCAGAAGTCCAAAAGCAATTAGAGGAAGTATACGGTCAAGTATCTGTAGATATCCAAACAGGTGATATCAAAGAAGAGGAAGTTGATACGAAAAATTAGTATCGGCAGAGACTATAAAACTGACGCCATGCACTATTCTGTTGGACAGGAAGTGTATGGTGGTCATATTATAGCTAATATAATTGAAGAAGATTCAAAGTACTCAATATATATAAAGAAAAAAGACGAGGTTCTACCTTGGAAAGATTTTAATAAAAATATGGCTATTGCCATAGAATACGATCTCCAGTATTAATGAAGGCTCTATATGATTTTATTATAGAACCAGTAGGAGAAAGATACAACAACAAAAAAAATATAGAAGGTAACGAGCTTATTTTAAATACTGAATTGCATAACCATAATTACTCAAATAGAGTTGGTAGAGTAATAGCAGTACCCTCTGAAATTAAAACAGATATTGAAGTTGGTGATGAGGTAATAGTTCATCACAATGTGTTTAGACGTTTTAAAGACATTAGAGGCGTTGAAAAAAACAGTAAGTCTTATTATAAGGACAATATTTATTTTGCTGATGACGGGCAGGTTTACGCCTACAAGCGTTGCTGCGGATGGATGAGCAGAGAAGGTTTTAACTTTGTTAAACCAATTAAAGAAACAAAGATGTTTTCAACTGACTTCGAAAAAGAGGGTGTTGGAATTTTATATAGTAAGGATCCAGAGCTGCAAAGCGTAGCTGAAGGAGACTTAATTGGCTTTAAGCCAGGGGCGGAATATGAATTTGTTATCGATAAAGATAGAGTTTATAGAGTACCCACCAAATCAATTACAATCAAATATGAACATCAAGGAAACGAAGAAGAATATAATCCAAGCTGGACATAGAGCAGTTGAGGAATTAATAAAGGTAGCGGGAGAAAAGATCGTTGACTCAGGTGAAGATATATCAGCTGACAGACTTAAGAATGCTGCTGCCACAAAGAAGCTCGCTATATTTGATGCCTTCGAAATACTTACTAGAATACAAGAGGAGGAGGATATGCTGAACAACAAGCCTAAAGAAGAAGTTGAGAAAAAAGCTTTTAAAGGGTTTGCTGAAAAACGATCTACATAATGTACGAGCAATCATTATATAAAATAATAACCCCTGTTAAACTAACTACAATATCTAGGCTAAATAAAGCTAAGAAGTGGGAATATGGTTATAACAAAGAACACGATTTAGTTGTTATAAGCAAAACAGGACAGATAGGTGATATATATAATATACAAAATCTAAAAATAGCATTACCTAAGACACCGTCTAAAGTAGACGAAGCTAATAACAAATGGAAAGCTGAAGAATATCCTAAAGAATTAAAGTCAGTAACAAGTATATTTGACTGGAGGGAATATCCTGAAGATTTTCAAAATAAATGGGAACCCTATATAGATGAGCAATTTAAAAGACGCGACGAAGGCCATTGGTTCAATAATAAGAGTATGGCTACTTACATTACTGGTACTCATTTTATGTACCTGCAGTGGAGCAAAATTGATGTTGGGCGACCAGACTTTAGAGAAGCAAATAGATTATTCTTTATATTCTGGGAAGCTTGCAAAGCAGACAGCAGATGTTACGGCATGTCATATCTCAAAAACAGACGTTCTGGATTTTCGTTCATGGCATCCGGAGAGACTGTCAACATGGCCACTATATCAAGTGATGCACGGTTTGGGATATTGTCCAAATCTGGCTCCGATGCGAAGAAAATGTTCACGGATAAAGTCGTACCCATATCTGTCAACTACCCGTTCTTTTTCAAACCAATACAAGACGGAATGGATAGACCGAAAACGGAATTGGCGTACAGGATACCAGCATCAAGACTCACAAGAAAATCAATACAAAACAAACAAAGCGTCGAAGTCCTCGAAGGCCTCGATACCACAATAGATTGGAAAAACACTGGCGACAACTCCTATGATGGAGAAAAATTAAAATTACTAGTACACGATGAAAGTGGAAAGTGGGAAAGACCAGATAATATATTAAATAACTGGCGAGTAACAAAAACGTGTTTACGATTAGGTTCTAGAATTATTGGTAAGTGTATGATGGGGTCAACCTCGAATGCTTTAGATAAAGGAGGAGCTAATTTTAAGAAGTTATATGGAAATTCCAGTGTAACAAAAAGAAACAGAAACGGGCAAACAGCTTCTGGTTTATATTCTTTATTTATTCCAATGGAATGGAATTATGAAGGGTTTATAGATGAATACGGAATGCCTGTATTCAACAC